TGACTAGAAACTTAAGGCTGACACCTCGCATTGTCTCTGGTCTGTCGGCACCTTTGAGGCTAATGGTAGCACCGTTGACAAGCTTAATTTGCAGATTATTAATATGGCTACCAGAGATAACAGGGTGCCCCAGTTCCATAAGAGTTTGCCACATGATGTCTCTGGCTTGTCCCTGAGTAGGTGCGACGTAAAATACATGGCCTCTGTCCGCCTGAAGTGCGTTAACTATTAACATCCACGCTGCTAACCTAGACTTACCTGTACGTCGCCCAGCAGCTACTATTTTAAATCTTGTGTCGTCTGCCCAGACTTCTTGTTGCCAAGGCAGTAGTTCTATATTAAGATCAGTCAAGTTCGTCCAACTCGTCTTCAGTTAATTCTCTAAGAGGTACGTCTACTTCTTTTAATATTTCATTTACTTTAGCTAGTGTTTCAAACTTATGAAACACCGCAGGTACTGCCCTACGTCCTGTTAAAGCTTCTACCATGTCCCACCCTGCAGGTCCCGGAGGCATTTGTACATAACGGTGGTCAATGTCTTTTTTCATTAGTTGTTTTCTTAATGATTTACAACCCATGCACCAGTCAGCACCAATTATTACAAGCATGTTTAACTATTAAGACCCATTAAAGTTATTAAACACAACAGGTGCTTCTAGCAAATCAAAGGTAACAACTACCTCTACGTTACCTGACCCGCTAGTAGATGCTTTAATGATGTCTCCCGGTTGTAGAACAAAGGTTGCATTGCCGTCAATCATTAAGTGTTCTTTTGACGATATGTTAGTGCCATTATAAATATATACATCTGAAGTGGGGCTAGGCTTGTCTACAAACAACGTAATACTGTTAGTTGAGTTATGTAGATTAGCTATGAATGCCATGTTCCAATGTGCTACGTAACCGTTAGGAATAGTAACAATCGTTTGCGTACTGGTGTCCGTTAGGTTTTTGTTTTTAGTGTACAGCATCAGTACAACCAAAGCACTGGAGTAGTGCCCCTAGTGTCCACATGTACAAAACCTTTGTCAATACCTATGCCAGTAAAACCAAGGTTCAAAGCATTAGCCACAATAGTGTAGCGGTGGGCAGCGTTTGTTATTTTTATGTCCGCTGCTATCCCTTGGGCATGTGTTCCCGGCACCGCTTTTTTTCTTTCGATGGGGTGCTGAGTTGGATGACGGTAACCTGACGTTACCTCAAAGGGGAAGCCACATGCGCCCCGCAATTGGTCTAACTTTTCTAGGAACTCTTGTTCCATATTGTTAGTGCCAGTGACCTGACAATCGAATTCTTCTCTAGTAAAGTGCTTAAGAGTCATCTTCTACTACTTCTCCTTCGATTATCTCTGGTGTTAGTACCTCTGCAGTACCTACGCCACTTATGTTGATCTGTATAGCGTTACGACCAGCGTCTTTTACTACGTCCTTCTCAAAGGCACCTACTGGTAGTATACGGTCCATCACAAGTTTCCAAGCAGCAGCCTGATTCTTATGGTCATGGTCTAAAGCAGCATCAAAAATAGTCTCTAGGACCTTACGTGACTTTGGACTAGCCAGCATACGAGCTTTGTACTCGTTAATTATCGCTGCGTCACCCTTTGGTCGGCCTACTACACCCTTGTTACCGGGTTTTACAGCAGCTACTTCAGACTTCCGGGGTCTGCCACGACCTCTTTTTTTAACAACGTCGGTCATAACATAAATTATCCCTTAATATGACTATAGTATAACATAAGTCTTCACAAAAGTCAAGCTATTTTAGAGGTAATTCCAGGGACTATTGAAACCTGAGTAAAAACAACAGGTTACATTGCTTTTATTTTTACTTAATTTTTCTAATTTTAACTTATTTTGTGCCTGAGTGGCTACAACAACAATAACTACTACAAATACCCCTCCCCCGGTCAAACTTTAGTCCACCTTTGGGCAAGTTATCCACAGGTTATGCACAAGTTATCCACAGGTTATGCACAGGTTGTGGACATCTTGGGGATAACCTGTGTTTATCCTGTGGATAACTCTAGGGTTGTGGATAAAGTTATGCACAGGTTGTGCACAGGGTCAACCTAAGTTATCCACAGGTTTATTCACATGGACCTGAGAGGCCCTCAGAAGCCGCTCACGGGGTTTTAACCTTGGGGTATACCATAAGACCAACTAAAGTTTATTCGAGTTTTTGCACTTTGGGGGTTGACAAGTGTGAGGACTTATGTTGGACCCTTTAGGCCTTTCATAACGTGTGCACGTGCGAGTAACATAAGACGACAAAAGAAGTCAACAAATAATTAATGTAAATATTCACAGAAAATAAATGTTGCACTCAAGTCTCAATTTGTTAATGTAACCACATGGCGAGACGGGGACCGAATGCCACCCTAAATGAGAATCATTATCATGACTAAGCAGATCAACTACGGAATGCACGAGCAACTAGAGAACAGCCACCGCACACTGTCAGACGCTGTCACCATGTACGCCATCTATTACAGCGACTGGACAGAGAACCTCAACGAGCTGTCAGAGTACTACGCATCGGACGAATGGAAAGACAGCTTTGACCAGCGAAGCGAGAAGCATCTGGAGCTGGTCCGTCGACGCAACCACACGATCCGTCAGATTCAGGAAATTGGGACACAGCTCCGGTCCATCGGTCTAGACGTTGATCTCTGCGAGTGGGCAAGTGTAGACGATTATTATATTGACGACGCTGCATAGGAGGTTGACTAATCGTTGGGCATTCCCTAGAGTGTCCAACTGTGAGTCAGGCCACTAACGGTAGACTTTAACTAAGCCCAAGGAGGGCATCATCATGGAAAATATCACACGTTCAAAAATCCTAGGTCGTTCAGTAATCCTTCGCAAGCGTAAGATCCTGAGCAAGCCATTCAGCTATAACCAAGGTGAATGCTACCACAACCTAACTGGCGGACTCTGGTCTCTTTACATTGAGCACAAAAAGGGACGCCCAGTGAACGTATCCATCGACGACCGCTAAACAACGGTCAACCCTTGGGCCTCGCTTATGCGGGGCTTTCGGCGTACCAGAAACAAAAGGAGTTCATCATGATTAAACTGTCAAAGGCCTCAAAAATGCCGGGTCGCTCATGGTCACTGCAAGCGCTCGACACTTGTCCCGGTTCAAAGAAACGTGATGGGTCATTAGTGGACGCTTGTTCGGGATGCTATGCCACACAAGGCAACTACCGTTTCAAGAACGTAAAAGCCCCTAGAGAGCACAACCGTGAGGATTGGAAGCGAGACCAGTGGGTCGACGACATGGTCTCAGAATTGGATAACGACCGGTACTTTCGATGGTTTGACAGTGGTGACGTTTACGACGTACGTCTTGCGTTTAAGATCCTTGAGGTAATGAAGCGCACTCCATGGTGCAACCATTGGCTACCGACACGCATGCATAAGTTTTCAAAGTTTGGTTCAGTGTTGGCAGAAATGTCAGCATTGCCGAACGTAGTAGTTCGCCTATCGTCTGACAGCATAACCGGAGACACCGTAGAAGGCCCTCAAACGTCCACCATAGCGACGTTAGACAATGTGCCAGGGGATGCCCTAGTTTGTGAAGCTTATTCACGAGAGGGCAAATGCGGGCCTTGTAGGGCATGCTGGTCTAAAGACGTAGCAGTAGTGTGTTACATTGGGCACGGCAAGAGTATGGAAAAGAAACAACGGGACATAATAGCGAAGGTGGCGTGATGATAGAACAATGGCAACCATGGTTCGACGTAGTGTTATTACTTGGGGTTTGTGGTATACTTACGCCCTTGTTTATTTACATTGATAAAAAGGAGCGAGACAAATGATAGTTGAAATGCTAGACGACAGGGTCTCTATTGAGGCCTTAGGACTGCTACCGCACTTCTTTGAACGATCACTGTACATTGAAGGGCAATCCATACAGTCAGTAGCGGACAAGATGGACGACCTATATCATTATGGCGGCTTTGTTTATCATTTAGACGGCACCATTGACGAGAAGGGTGTCTATACTTCGGCCCATGATGACGAGGACATATTGGACCCCATAGCACGGGTGGACAAGCTTGGGTTTACCCTTTGGGTTTATCCTTATGCAATCGTAGGGCTTACCGATAACAAAGGTAATCAAAAGATAGCGAGGTTTGACTGATGGAGACAAGCGTATTGTTTTTACTTTGGTTTTGCTGTATACTTGGAGCAGTTTGGATTGTAATTAAAGGAGATAACGATGCCTAGGGAATCTTGGGAGATTGCACACGATAGCTATTATGA